GGGCGGGACAACGTGGCTCACCAGCACCGAGTGCTGCGCCACGCTATAGAACTCGCTGCAGTGCCCGGTGAAGCGGCAAATGTGAGACAGCGCGTGCGCGATGTCCTCAATGTCGAACTCGCATTCTTCAGGGGCCGCCAGATCGAAGTACCGGCCACTCGCCAGCAGGATCGTCGGGCCTTTGATCATCGTCACCGTCATCGCATTCTCCGGGGCCGAAGCCCAACTGGTTGGTCGAGGCGAGGCCCAACAGGCCCCGCCCGTTACTCGCTTCGGTCAGGCCGTGCACCTGTTGTGCCCGCCTCACCTCCGACGTTCGGCGTCAAACACATGCGGCAAAGCCTTCTTCAGCAGCCGCTCGGCGCATTCGTCGGCTACCGCGTCCTTGTAAAGCCGCGTCATGTGCTCCAGCCCTTTGCGCAGCACGTCCGTCTGCACCTCGATGGGCACTGGCGGGTCGGAGTCCATGTCCACGGCCAGCGTTCGGCGGCCGTCTATCAACTCAGCCCACTCGCGCAGCCACTGGCCCAGCCGGTCGCGCCAGTGCCTCGGCGTGGCGTTGCAGTGCAGCTTGTAGGTGTAGCTCGCTTGGTGCTTCATCGCTCTATTCCTTCGCTTCGGACACACGCCTAACCCCCGAGTCGAGCTGACCCGCCACCGGCTCCCACAGGTGCGCCCACCGCTCGCGCCACTCCGTCAGCGCGTCATCGTGGCCCGCCAGGCGATCCACTTCGTGCAGCGCCGCCAGTGCTGCGTCGCGCACTTGCGCGGCGCTGTCGCGTGCCCGCTCCGCGTCTGACACGGCAGTGCTGCAGCGCGCGTGCTCTGCGGCCCGAGCCATTTCTGCGATTACGTGAGCAAAGATCACGCACGAGGCGAGCGTGACGAAATCCTTGCGCGCCGGATCAGGCCACGTAAAGAAAAGCTGCGCCTCTGCCTCAATTCGCTCTTTGTCGATCACGTTTCCCCCAACTCGTTCACCACTGCCGCCCAGGCGCTTTCCTGCCGCGAGTTCAGAACCCGGAACGTCTGCCCGGCGCTGGCCTCTGCAGCGTTCGCATCACGCACAGACCGCACCAGCGCGCGCAGCCGCTCCAGCCGCGTCCGCGCCCGCCACAGCGCCGCCACGGTGTGCGCTATCGACTCCCCGCAGTGGCCCGGCTCGTCGGTGAGCATGTGCATCTGCCCCTGCTTGATCAGGTGCTCGGCGATCAGCGCCGCGTGCCGGCTGGCGGCGCACGTGTTGGTGGGAAAGTCCCGCGCCTTGCGCACGGCCTTCAGCGCGGCCTTCTGGTGCTCGTCAAGCGGTGGGCGCTTTGCGGGCTTCGGCGGCTGCACCGTCACGTCGCCGCTGGCGATCCAGAGGCAGTTGCCGACGGCGGGGCTGCGCCTGTCGGCGTGGCCAAGCGCCCACTCGCCCGGGTAGGGGTCGAACGCATCCATCAGCCACAGCGCCCTTAGCTGCAGCACGGTGCCCTTGAGAGCCAGCACCTCGGGCAGCGCTGGGCAGCCGGCGTAGGTGGGCCGCGGCGTGAACACGGCCAGGACGCCCGGGCCGTAGCGGTGCGAGGCCCAGTCGAACCGGGGTTTGCTTGCCATGCTGTCTTTCTTCACAGTGTTTCCGCGTCGATCACGCACACGCCCGCCGGCACGGTGGGGCTCAGCATCAGGCGCCGCACGCGGGCAGCGACGCGGGCCTCGCACTCGTAGAGCTGGGCGTGGGTGACGGCGGCCAGCACGTCGGAGTAGGCCGTCAACACGTCGCCCAGGGCCGCGAGCTCGGCGGCGCGGGCGGCGCGCACGCCGGTGTGCTGCTGCCGGGCCAGGATGGCGGCCACGGCGTCTTGCCCGGCCTGTACGAGGCCGGCGTCGTCGCGGCACACGCCCATGCGAACGAACTCCTCGATCAGGTTGATGGCGTCGAACAAGGCCGCCCACTGCGGGCGCTGGGCCGTGGCGGTGCGCACCGCGGCCAGGGCGTCGCGCAGGGCCAGCAGCCACGCCACGCGGTCGTCGCGCGTCAGCAGCGCGGCGCCGCGCATGGCCATCACGTGGGCGTACCGGTTGACCGGGCGCGCACGGTAGGGCTTGGCCGGTTTGCGGTTGCGGCCCATCGCGTCAACGCCCGGGGCGGGCCACGCGCACCAGGTGCGGCTGCTCGTCGTGGCGCACCAGCACGCCGGTAGCCACGCCGTAATGCAGCGCCTCGCGCGCCATGTCCACCACGGGGGGGCTGTGTTCGCGCTCGTCAAGCATGGGCCTGACGTCATACCAGGTGTACCGGCCGCAGGCGCTGCGCTGGGCGGGGCAGCTGGTCTCGACGTCGGCCACCACGGCATCGCTGGCGATGCGCATGGCGGCTTGCATGCACGCGTACAAGTCCGCGGGCACAGGCACGGGGGGTTCCGGCGCGGGCTGGGGGTGCATGGGGTCGGGGTGCATGGGGTCAGTCCTCACGGTCGTTGGCGGCCAAGCGCTTGACGTCAAGCCAGCCGGCAGGGGCTACGCGGGCAAAGCTGCCCAGGTTGGTGCCGCCACGTGGCAGCGGCCCGGTGTGCGGCTTTGCGCGCTTTGCCGGCGGGGGGTGGGCCGGGGTGGGTGGCACGATGGCGCTGTTGTTCAACGGGTGCAGCGGGCGGGGCTGCGGGCGCCACGCGGGGCGGTCAAGCTGGCGGGCAAGGCCGCTGATGCAGATGCGGTAGTGGTGCACCTGCAGCGCGGCGTCCAGCGTGCGGGGCCAGCCGGGGCGGGCAAGGTGCCGGTATGCCAGCTCGAGCTGCTGGCGGGTGGGCTCGGCGTCGGCCGGCTCGGCGGCGGGCTTGGCAAGCGGGCGGGCGCGGATCACAGCCAGCCCTTCGAGGCCGCCCAGTGCAACAGCGTGGCGGCGGCCAGCAGCGCGCACACGCCGAGCATCAGCCACACGATGCCGTCGCCGACGCGGCTGTCGTTGGCGGCGTCGTCGCCCTGCAGCTCGCTCGCCGCGTGCGCCCCGTCGGGGTGGGTGCGGTGCGGCGCGCTCCAGGCGCTGCGGCCGATGTCGTCGCCCGTCCAGACGCCGGTGTCGCGCCGGCCCTGTTGATCGGCGCCGTGGGGGATGTAGGCCACGGTGAGGCTCCTCAGTTGAGGCCCTGCGCGGCCATCGCGCCGATGGCGGCGGCGGCCAGCACGCAGACGACGGCGCGGGCGAGATCGGCCCAGCGCCACGGGGGCGAGTAGTGCTGCCTCATCGCTGCACCGGGCGGTCGAGGAGCCACCCGCGGCCCGTGGCGCGCACCACGCGCACGGCGCGCAGCCATTCGCGCTGGTTGCGCTCGCTGTCGGGCCACAGGCGCTGGGCGCGCTGCAGCATCGGGTCTGGCCGGGCCGGGGGCGGCGCAAGGCGCAGGGTTGGCAAGGTGTGCAGGGTGGTGCTGGCGCTCACGGCTGCACCTGCACGAGGCTGCCGAAGTCGTCGATCACCGCGTGCATCGGCCCGCTGATCCAGCCCGTGACACACACAGCCCACAGCCCGGGCATGCACCAGCGGCTGTGGCGGTGCCACTCCAGGCCGTCGGCGCCGCCCATGTAGCCGGTCAGGCCGCCGCGGTGCCACCAGACGGCGGCGCGCGCAGCGGCACTGCCAGGGCGGGGCGCAGAGGGCGGGGCGCTGTTGCGCAGGCCGAGCGGGGCAGCCGGCGGCGGCATCAGCACCGGGGGCTGGCCGTGGATCGCGTAGCCGTTCATCGCGTGTCTCCTGACCCCGGGGTGGGGTGTGGGAGAGACGAGAGCACACACAGCGCCGGGCTGCGGCCGTGGGTGCGACGGCGCAGCTTGTGCGCTGCGAGTACGAGGCGCAGATCGTCTGCGCGGATGCTGGCGGGGTGTGGCACTGGGCGCCTCCGTCGGTGTGACGGCGGCAATGATGCATAAACGTATCGGTCATGTCAATACAGCGACGCATCATTTCCTGTGATACGGTGGCATTGGGGGGTGCTTATGAGCGGACTGTTCCTGGTGGTGTTGATCGCTTTTGGCGTCGGAATCCTGATCTGGCTACTGGTGCCAAGGTCATCGACTCACGCGTCGGATCAGAACTCCGCGGGTGGGCGCCCGGTGATGCCGCGCATAAACGGCAACGGCAGCTACGCGATCGAGGTGGTGGGCGAGAGCCACTACCAGGCCAGCTTTGAGGCTCTGCTGGGTGCGTTGGCGTACACCGAGAGCGAGATAAGCGGCGATGCCGTGCTGCAGCTGCAGGACGACAATCCGCATGACAGCCAAGCCGTGGCCGTGTTTGTCGAAGGCCGGCAGGTAGGCCACCTGTCGCGAGACATGGCGCGCACCTTTCGTCAAGCACTGCGGCGCGATGGCTTCGGGCAGTTACGAAAGGTCGCTGTCGGTTGCCGCATCTATGGCGGCGGCACAGAAGGGCTCTTTAGCGTGAGCCTAGATCTGCCGGAGGCTTAGGGCCGCCCGTCTCGCGAGGGAACAGTGCCCGCGCGACATCGATGACTTGCCGCAGCTGCTCGTCGGTCAAGTGCCGCATGACGGCCTCTGCTTCGCCAAGCAAGACACGCGATGACAGTGGTACCTCGCCCATCAACTCGCTCAGCGTGACCCCGAGCGCTCTGGCTAGCGCTTCAAAGTTCTCGACCGTCATTTCCTTCGTCTTGCCGCTGAGGTAGCGCGACAGCGTGGGCTGCTCCACGCCCGCCGCTTCAGCCAGCTTTCGGTCGCTTGGGAACCCACGAGCGTCCCGCAGCTCGCGGATCCGCTCGCGTGGGTCAAAGGTGCGCCGGTAATGCATCCGTGCATTCTCACGGCTCGGGGTTGCGCAGGTGATGCGTGTCTGTATCATCGCGACTTATGCATCACGGTATCAACTTGTCCGCGCTGGCCCGCAGCCTTATCGACCGACGCCTGTTCACCACCAAGACCCTAGGTGAGGCCATCGGCTTGTCGCAGCCATCGGTGTCGCGCTTGGCCAGCGGCAAGACTAAGGAGATTGGTGCATATCCAGCGCTGAGGCTCATCGAGCTGGCGGGCGGGACTGTGACGCCTCCTGTGGCGGTCGAAGTCAGGCTCAAAGAGCCAGCCAACGCTCCTCCCATCCCCGCGCCTGCCGTGGCCGCCAGCCAAGCCGCACAGCCGTCCACCACCACGAAGGCCACCCATGCCGCAGGCTGACCGCCGCCGCCTGCTGGCGATCCTTGCCGCGGGCTGCGTGGCTAGTTCCTGGTGCCGGGCGGCCGCCGCAGGTGGTCGAAGCCGCCGGTCTTCGACATGTCTTCCAGCACGTTCAGCAGGTACAGCGCATCCAGCAGCGGGATGGTCAGCCGCCACGCGGTCGGGGCCTCGTTGTTGGACGGTGGTTTGGTGTAGCCAAGAACCTCCATCTGCACAACTGTGTGCTGAGGGTCCGGTGATCTGGCGCCGAGTCTGGCGCCCTCGACTCGCGTGATGAACATGTGTTCCATGGGTGCCCTCCTGGTGAGGCTGGTCGTCGTGGGGATGTCCAGCGTACACCGGGCAGGGCGCCCTCCACAGCAAGGGGATGGCCATGCCGCAGACTGACCGCCGCCGCCTGCTGGCGCCCCTTAAGGCATGTCCAGCTCCAGCAGCACCCGAGGCGGTGATGCCGCTGCGGAGAAATCGAAGTGGCGTGCTGTACAGCGGAACTGGCGAATGTCCGGCCCAGGGTGCATGCGAATCGATAGCAAGTCCCCGATGCCCGGGAGAGGGCACCAGCCGGGCGTGCCGGGCTGCAGTGACATCGCCTCGAATGGGCCTGCTCCAACGCCTTCGTACTGCGTGGCGAGCGCATCTGCACGCCCGATGAACTGGGGTTCGACTTTCATGGGCCCCCTCCTGGTGCGGCTGGTCGTCGTGGGGATGTCCAGCGTACACCGGGCAGGGCGCCCGCCAAACCCTGCGAGGGGTGTCTCTTTCACTCCGCTGGTGCCGGCCTATCCGGCGGCTGCCTTCTCCTCCTGCGGCGGCCGGGGTGACCTGGCCCTCGGCCCACGGGCCGGGGGCGTTTTCTTCAACCGCGGCTGAGCCGCCAGCACTGCACACGCCATGAGCCTTGACCGCAAAGACCTGCGCATCAAGTTGGACCCCGACGATCACGCCGGCCTGCAGCTGCTGGCCGACGCCGAAGACCAGGACATGAGCGCCTGGGCCGAGGCCCTGCTCAAGCGCGAGATCCGTCGTCGTGTGCATGCCGCCATCTTGCTGGCCAAGCGCGCGGAGCGCTTGGGATTAGCCGGGAGTGCACTCCCGGCTGAGCGCTGACATCAGGGAGTGGCCGGGAATGGACTCCCTAGACACGGCAAATGCCGCACAGGTGCGTTGATGCGGCCGCTTGGTGACATTGCCCGCGCCATGCTGCAGCACGCCAGCACACCGGGCACGGTGCGCGAGGTGTGCGAGCGGGCGCATGTGGGCTACGGCACGGGGGCGTACACGGCCAGCCGGCTGCTGAGTGCCGGGCTGCTGGTGGCGGATGCGAAGGCGCCGGCGCCCCAGCGGGCTGCCCGCGGCCGCCCGCCGATGGTGGTGATGGTGGCGCCTGAGCACGATGACGAAGGCGTGGTGCACCTGCTGCAGCGCGCGTTCGCGCTGCGGCGCCCCACTGCTTTGGAGTGGGACGCGCTGTAGCAGCGCCCCCGCAAACCTCAACGCTGACCGCGCGGGCAACGCTTGCCAGGACCTCACTCCCCCATCGACTTTGTGGCGCTGGCCGATGCGCTGCTGCATCGGGCGCACACGCTGCTGTCTCAATGGATACCCGGCGGCCACATGGAGGGCCACGAGTACGTTGGCCCCAGCCGCCGAAGCGGCGGCGTGGGCGACAGCCTGAAGGTCAACACCACCAATGGGCGGTGGGCCTACTTTGCGGGGGACGACAGCGACAGCGGCGGCGATCTCGTGTCGCTCTACGCCTGGCTGAACAATCTGCCGCAAGGCAAGGCGGCGCTGCAGCTGATGGACGAGCTGGGCTGGCAGCGCTCGCGCACGGCTGCACCGGCGGGCGGTGACGCGGCAGCCGGCACGCCGGCCTGGCCCGCGGATGTGCCGCCCGATGACGAGGCCATGCTTGCCCCGGCAGCGCCCAGCCCCGCGCGAGCGCCTGATGCGCCGCCGCCGGCGCCGGTGGCCCGCCAGGAGCGGTGGGTCAGTGTTCTGCCAGTGCCGCCGCATGCGAAGCCGCCCCGCTCGTTTGTGTTCGCGTTCAAGAACGAGAAGCTGGGCGCGTGGCAGGAGATCGAGGCTGCCAAGGTCTGGGAGTACCGTTTCGAGCGCGAGTTGTTCGGCTACGTGTGCCGCTTCGAGCGGTTCAACAGCAGCGGCGAGCTCACCAAAGACACGGTGCCGCTGACGTGGTGTGAAGACACCCAGGACGCGCGCCGCGGTGCCAAGTGGCACTGGAAGACCTGGGCCACGCCGCGCCCGCTGTACGTGCCGGCCACGCTGCTGAGCGGCGACCCTGCCAACGTGCCGGTGGTCATCGTGGAGGGCGAGAAGTGCGCGTTGGCCGGGCACGAGCTGCTGGGCCACGAGTTCGACTTTGTGAGCTGGCCCGGTGGCAGCCGCAGCTGGGCACTGGCGCGCTGGAGCTGGCTGATGGGGCGCACGGTGTACCTGTGGCCCGACTGCGATGCGGCGCGGGTGAAGCTGAGCCGGGCCGAGCGCGAGGCCAACGTCGACCCGGCCACCAAGCCGCTGCTGCCCGAGGCCAAGCAGCCGGGCATGCAGGCCATGGTGGGCATTGGCCAGTTGCTGCTGGCCGAGCAGGGGTGCGACGTGCTGCTGTGCCCCATCCCGAAGCCGGGCGCGGTGGCGCACGGCTGGGACATCGCGGACGCCATCGCCGATGGGTGGGACGCTGCGCGCGTGCGCGATTTCATCCGCTCGGCACGGCCCTTTGCGCCCCCTGACGAGGCCGTGCGTGCGAAGGCGGGCGATTCCGTGGCGGCGGCGGCGCAAGCCGCGTCTACCCCTTCCAGGGCTGCCGCAGGGGAGGGGGAAGGCGACGAGGCGCTGGGTTGGCTGGTGCACCTGCTGCGCAGCGGCTCGGGTGCTGTGCGCAACGTGCGCGAGAACATCGTGCTGGCCCTGGACGGGCTGCCGGGCACCAAGGTGCGCGGCATCGAGGCTTGCGCCGGGTTGATCGGCTTCAACGAGTTCAGCAACAACATCGAGAAGCGCCGGCCCACGCCGTGGGGCACGCCCGCGGGCGACTGGATGGAAGCTGACGAACTGCTGCTGGGCGACTGGCTGGTGCGAGAGCACCGCATGCCCAGCATGCCCCGCGGCGCGCTGGAAGAGGCGGTGATGGTGGTGAGCAGGCGCCACAGCTTCCATCCCCTGCGCGAGCGCATGGAGGCCTTGCGCGGCAAGTGGGACCAGCAGCCGCGCCTAGACCGCTGGCTGCGTCTGACGATGCTGGAAGAGGACGAATGGGACGAATCCGATCCGCTGGTGCGCTATCTGGCGCTGGCTGGCACGTGGTTCGTCATGGGCATGGCGGCGCGGGTGATGCCCGAAAAGCGCGAGGGCGCGCAAGTGGTGGTAGGCCCTGGCACCAAGTTTGACTACATGCTGGTGTTCGAGGGGCCGCAGGGCTGGGGCAAGAGCTCGGCGGCGGCGGTGCTGGGCGGCGAGTACTTCGCCGACACGGGCCTGGACCTCGAGCACAAAGACTCGCTCATGAACATCCAGGGCGTCTGGGTGTACGAGTGGAGCGAGCTTGAGAACCTGAACAAGCAGGAAGTGGGCGCGGTGAAGCGCTTCGTTTCCAGCCCGACGGATCGGTTCCGCGCCACGTTTGACCGCCGGCCGGCGAAGTACCCGCGGCAGGTGGTGTTCATCGGCACGACGAACGAATCGCACTACCTCACAGACCCGACGGGCAACCGCCGTTTCTGGCCGGTGCGCGTGACGCGGCCGCCCGACCTGACCTGGCTGCGGGCGAACCTGGAGCAGCTGCTGGCCGAGGCCGTGCACCGGGTGGACGCGGGCGAGCGTTTCTGGCCCACGCGTGATGAGCAGCGACTGCTGTTCGATCCGCAGCAGCATGCTCGCACGGTCGAGAGCGGTATGGAGTCAGCGATCCGCGCGTTCTTGTATGACGAGACGCAAAAGACCTTCCCGAATGAACAGGCAGGTACGGCGTTGAACGAGATCGCCCTGGGCGAGCTGCTTAGGAGGATCGGCTTCAGCACGGACAAGCAGACCGACGCGGTGGGCAAGCGGGCGGGCGCAGTGATGAAGGCGCTCGGCTGGGAAACCCGCAAGACCAGCTTGCCCGGTCGGCCGCGTGTGTACGTGCGGCCGAGGAATGAACCGCGTTTCGAGGCGGGCGCAAGCCCTGGATCGAACGATGACAGCGTAGCCGGCGGCCAATCGCTGGCGCATGGAGACCCCGATGGGAACCCCTTCTAGCCCGACCTGGCGCTTCGACGCCGTGGCGATGCGCTGGCTGGGGGCAGGCCATCGAGGCGTTGCCATGTAGCGGCCTGCGACCCGGCGCCCCGGGACCTGCGCTGTGTCCACGTGTCCGCGTTCCTCTTGAGGAGTGCTGAGGCCTTGAAGAACCAAGAGCCCGGCGACCTTGGCGGAGCCTTGCCCGGAATGACCCGGGGTGTCCACGAACCGGCCCGCAGCGCGTGTGACGGGCGCAGGCGTCTGCGCAGGCAGGCGCGCGCGAGCAGACCCAGGCATTCATCTCTCATCAAGGGGAACGTGGACAGATGGACAAGGCAGAGCAGCAGGGCAGGTGGGCATGGGTTCCGGCGCTGATGCCCGGCGTGGCGCGGTTGATGGCGGACAAGAAGCGGGAGATGGGCGCGGCGCACGTCAACCGGTGCTGGGAGCGCGGGGTGGTGCGGCGCGAGCCGGGGTGGTTCTTCGCACGGGAGGGTGCGGTGGCCATTGGCACGCCCTGGCCTGCCATCGCCGATGTCGCTGGATGGCAGGTAACGCCGAACCAAGCGATGGTGTTCTTGCAACCATTGGAGGAGGCACATGCCGGCACGTGACGAGCGGATCGAGGCGCGGCTGCAGCGGTGGGCGCAGTGGGTGACGGTGGGCGATGGCTCAGGCTTTCCCACGATGAGCGTGCTGCACCGCGAGTGGACTCCTCCCAGCCCGGGCACGACGCCGACCCTCAAGGTATCGGCCACCAGCGACGTGCGGCAGACGCACCGCGCGCTTGAGCAGCTGAGCGCCCGACTCAAGAACACGGTGGTGGTGCACTACTGCCACAAGGTGCCGTTGGCTGAGCAGGCGCGGCGCCTGGAATGCGCTGAGAGCACCGTCGTGCAGCGGGTAGCGCTGGTGCATCAGCGCTTGGTGGCGCTGTTGCGCGAAACCTGAAGAAGGAGTTTTGCAAGAAATTACTGATGGGCTAGATTCATGCAGACTCGGGGCTCAGACCCTGAAGACAACCCCGCCCGGTGCAAGCCGCGGCGGGGTTTTGCTTTCATGCCCACCGCTGCCCCCAAACCCTGCTGCCAATGCGGCGTGCTTGTCACTGACGGCACCACGCGCTGTGCGGCGCACAAGCGCAAAGCCTGGGCCAAACCTGTCGAGCAACAGGGCCGCGGCGGGCGCCCGTGGCGTCGCAAGCGCGAGGCTGTGCTGGCCCGTGATGCGGGGCTTTGTCAGCCCTCGCGGCGCCATGGGTTGCTTGTCCCGGCCACGACGGTCGACCACATCGTCCCCTTGGCCCGCGGCGGCAGCGATGACGACACGAATCTGCAGGCCATCAGCGCCAGCGTCCACGCGGCCAAGACCGCGGCCGAAGCGGCCGGCGTGGAGTGGGACGAAGACGCCTGGTTCGCCCGGCAGGGAGGGGGGGTGCAAATCTCTGGCACCCCCCGGCCGGACACCGATCTACCAGTAGCAGTTTTTTTTGCGGGGGTTTCAGGGGAGGGGGTACCCCAAACTGAAGGGTGGGGTGTACTCTGATGGGTGCCCGTGGCCCGAAGCCGCTGCCGGCGAACGTGCACCTGCTGCGGGGCAACCCCAGTAAGCTGCCCGTGGGCCAGCTGCTGGACAGCCTGCAGCCCGAGATCGAGATCCCCGGCTGCCCGCCGCACCTGCTGCCCGAGGCCCGCAAGGAGTGGCGGCGCATCACGCCCGAGCTGCAGCGCTACGGCCTCATCAGCAAGCTCGACCGCAGCGCGCTCTCTCTGTACTGCCAGGCCTGGGCGCGCTGGGTGTGGGCTGAGCAGCAGCTGCGCCGCTCGATGGCCCTGGCCGAGCAGCGCCGCGCCGAGGCCGAGGCCGAGGGCCGCGAGTACACCGGCGGCGACGGGATGACCGTGCCCACGCCGAACGGCCACATGACGTACAGCCCGCACTGGGTGATCGCCAACAAGGCCATGGAGCAGGTGAACAAGTACCTGGCCAGCTTTGGCATGGACCCCGCCAGCCGCGGCCGCGTCAACCCCAGCAACCACCTGCAGCGCACCTTGCCCGGCATGGGTGCCGACGACGGTGATGGCAGCGGCTTCGCTGCCCTGTAGCCCCATGCGCGACTTCGCCGCCATCGCCACCACCTACGCCACCGACGTAGCCGAGGGCCGCATCGTGGCCTGCCGCTGGGTGCGCCTGGCTTGCCAGCGCCACCTGCGCGACCTTGCGCGCAGCGAAGCCGGCGAGCTGCCTTTCGTCTTCAACCCCGAGATCCACGACCCGCGCCGCAACAAGCACTACCGCCCGGCCCAGCGCGTGTGCCACTTCGCCGAGCTCATGCCCCACATCAAGGGCGACTGGGCGGCGCGCGGCGAGCGCATCCAGCTTGATCCCTGGCAGGTGTTCGTCCTGGCCAGCATCTTTGGCTGGGTGCACCGCGAGACCTTCAAGCGCCGCTTCACGAAGGCCGACCTCTTCGTGCCGCGCAAGAACGCCAAGAGCACGCTGGCCGCTGTCATTGGCCTGTACATGCTGGCCGTCGACGGCGAGCACGGCGCCGAAGTCTTCAGCGGCGCCACCAGCCGCGATCAAGCGCTTGAAGTCTTCCGCCCGGCGCGGCTGATGTCTCTGGCCAGCCCCGACTTCAGGGCGCAGTTCGGCGTCATCCCCAACGTCAGCAACCTCGCTGTGCTTGACACCAACAGCAAGTTCGAGCCCCTCATCGGCAAGCCCGGCGACGGCGCCAGCCCCAGCTGCGCCCTGGTGGACGAGTACCACGAGCACGCCACCAGCGAGCTCTACGACACCATGTGGACTGGCATGCTCGCCCGCAGCCAGCCGCTGCTGCTGGTCATTACCACCGCTGGCAGCAACATCGGCGGCCCGTGCTTCCAGCACCAGCTCGAGCTGCAGAAAGTGCTCGAAGGCGCCGTGGTTGACGAGCGCCGCTGGGGCATCGTCTACACCGTCGACAAGGGCGACGACTGGACAGACCCCGCCGTGCTGTGGAAAGCCAACCCCGGCCTGGGCGTTTCCATCAACCCCGAGAAGCTGCTGGCCGACCAAGCCGAAGCCGTGCGCGATCCGCGCAAGCAGGCCGTCTTCAAGACCAAGCACCTGAACGTGTGGGTCAACGCTGCCAGCCCGTGGCTGAACCTTGAGCAGCTTGCCAAAGGCGGCTCTGGCGGCCTGCAGCGCGAAGACTTCAAGGGCGAAACCTGCTGGGTGGGTCTTGACCTTGCCAGCAAGCAAGACATCGCCAGCGCCGCGTGGCTCTTCCGGCGTGAACAAGCCGGCGAATGGCACTACTACCTCTTCAGCCGCCACTGGCTGCCCGCCGCCGCCGTCCAGAAGCCCGAAAACCAGCACTACCAAGCCTGGGTGACGGCCGGCCACCTGGTGCAGACCCCCGGCAACATGATCAACCTGCGGCAGATTCAAGAGGAGGTTGAAGCCTCCGCCGAGCAGCACGTCATCGCCGAGATCCCGATGGACGCCTGGGGCTCGCGCGAGATCGCTCCCGCGCTGCAAGACGCCGGCTTTGCCGTGGTCGACGTGCCCATGACCACCCGCAACCTCAGCGAGCCGATGAAGCTCATCGCCGCGCTCATCGATGCCGGCCGCTTCCACCACGACGGCAACCCCGCCACCCTGTGGATGTTCAGCAACGTGGAAGTGTTCGAGGACCGCAACGGCAACATCTTCCCGCGCAAAGGCAGCGCCGAAAAGAAGATCGACGCGGCCGTGGCCACGGTGCTGGCCATGGGCCGGGCGATGCTGGGCGAGGCGGCTGAATCCACCCCCGAGATCTACGTCCTATGACCACGATCCTCGACCTCCACGCCCGCCGGCATGACAGCCGCGTGCTCACCGCCTGGCTGGCCACCCGCCCGGGCGCGGCTGAGCGGGTGCAGAGCAACGTGCACACCGTGGCGGCGCTTGAGCGTGGCGACGGCCCCATCACGCACCAGCAGCTGGCGGCGGCGCTTGGTGGCCTGCCGTCGTCGGCTGGCGTCGTCGTCAACGAAACCGTCGCGCGCAGCGTCTCGGCCGTGTGGGCCTGCGTTGACCGCATCGCCGGCGCCATCGCATCCATGCCGCTGCCCGTGTACGAGCGCACCGGCGACAGCCGCTCCCGCGTCGATCACGATGTCTGGTGGCTCCTCAACGAAGAGCCCTGGGACAACCTCAGCGCCGCCACCTGGCTTGAGTACCTCGTCGGCTGCCTGCTGCTGGGCGGCGATGCGTTCGCCGAGATCCTGCGCCCCGGCTTCCGCTCCGCGCGCATCACCGGCTTCCGGCCCCACCACTGGAAAGACGTCTCCGTCGGCTTCGACCCCGATGGCCTGCTGATCTACGACGTGCACGACAACATCACCGGCGAGATGCGCCGCGTGCCCGCTGCCGACATGATCCACGTGCCCGGCCTGTTCTTCGACGGCAAGCGCGGCCTGTCGGTGCTGCGCGCCGCAGCGCGCGATGCCGTGGGCATCAGCAGCGCCGCGGCCGACTTCTCCGGCCGCTTCTTTGCCAACGGCGCCGCGCCGTCGGTGGTGCTGAAAACGGCCAAGGCCCTCGAGCCCGGCCAAGCCGACGCCCTGCGCACCAGCTTCGAAGCGCGCTTCACCGGCCAGGGCAACATGCACCGCCCCATCGTCCTGGCCGGCGGCATGGAGCTTGAAAAGCTCTCCATCACCCCCGAAGACGCCTCCCTGCTCGATACCCGCCGCTTCCAGGTCGAAGAGATCGCCCGCATCTTCGGCGTGCCGCCGCACATGATCGGCCACACCTCGGCCTCTACCTCGTGGGGCACCGGCATCGAGCAGCAGAGCATCGGCTTCGTCAAGTACACCCTGCAGCGGCACTTGGTGAAGATCGAGCAGGAGCTCAACCGCAAGATCTGGCCGACGCGTGCGCGCTACTACGTCGAGTTCTCGGCCGTCGGCCTTGAGCGCGGCGACACCAAGACGCGCAACGAGGCCTACCGCATCGCACTCGGCCGTGCGGGTGAGCCCGGCTGGATGTCGGTCAACGAAGTTCGCCGCGCCGAAAACCTGCCGCCCGTTGAGGGCGGCGACATCATGGGAGCGCCCAATGCGCAAACTCCTGCAGCTCCTGGCTGACAACCGCGGGCCGCGCGCCCCGGTGCAGCTTGAGGGCTCCACCCTCTACGTCTACGACGCCATCGTCGGCACCAACGCCGAGGCCGAGTTCTGGGGCGGCGTCAGCGCCGAGGCGCTGGTGCCCGTGCTGCTGAATCAGCCCGAGGGCGCCACCCTCACCATGCGCATCAACAGCGGCGGCGGTGATGCGTTCGCGGGGCAGGCCATCCTCAACGCAATGCGGCAAAGCCCCGCCACCATCAACGTCGAAGTCGACGGCCTGGCCGCCAGCGCCGCGTCGATCATCGCCCTCGGTGGCGACCGCGTGCGCATCGCTGAAGGCGCCATGGTCATGATCCACAACGCCTGGATCATCGCCATGGGCAACGCGCAGGACATGATCGAAACCGCCGCCCTGCTGTCCAAAGTGGACGACACCGCCGCGCAGCAGTACGCCGACAAGACCGGCAAAGACAAAGCCCGCATGGCCGAGCTCATGGCCGCAGAAACCTGGTTCAGCGCCTCCGAGGCGCTTGACATCGGCCTCGTCAACGAAATCGTCAAGCCCGCCGCCAAGGCCCAGGCCCAGGCCAGCGCCCCGGCCAAGGTGTGGAACCTCTCCGCCTACAGCAAGCCGCCCCAGGCGGCCTGCCAAGCCCCCCAGCCGCCGGCCGAGCCGGTGCTGAGCCCCGAACAAGCCCGCGCCCTCATGGCGCGGGTTGACAAACGCTGGCGCCGCGCAGCATGACGCTGCAGACGCCCTCGTACCGGCCCGCCTTGTGCGGGCTTTTTTGTGCCCGCTCGGGCGCCATCCCTACCTGAAAGGTAACCCTTGAAGCTGCAACAACGCCTCCAAGCGCTGCGTGCCGAGCGTGACACCGCCGCCACGACTCTGCGCCAGCACGTCGAAACCAAGACCGGCAACGGCTGGACCGCCGACGACACCGCCAAGTACGACGCCGGCCTTTCCGACATCGACCGCATCGATGCCGAGATCGACCGCATCGAGAAGGTCATCAAGACCGAAAGCGCCGTCAACCAGGCGCTTGACCGCCGCGCCGGCACCCGCGACATCAGCGACCAGCGCGCGCAAGACGAAGCCAACGCCGAGATGGCCGTCTTCATGGGCTGGCTCAAGAACGGCATGCAGGGCCTCACGCCCGAGCAGCAAGCCGTCGCGCAGCGCCACCTCACCACGGTGCAGGGCGCCGGCGTCGCCACCGGTGCCGCCGGTGGCTTCACCGTGCCGCAGGAGTTCCTGGCCGTGCTGGAAACCTCCATGCGCGCCTACGGCGGCATGCGCGACGTCGCCACCATCATCCGCACCGCATCGGGCGCCGACATGCCCATGCCCACCAACAACGACACGTCCAACTCCGGCTCGATCATCGCGGAGAACACCGCGCAGTCCGTGCTCGACGTGACGTTCGGCCAGGTCATCCTGCGGGCGTTCATGTACACCAGCGGCATCGTCCCGGTGAGCTACCAGCTTCTCAACGACACCGCCTTCGACATGGGCACCTGGCTGGCCAACCAGCTCGGCCTGCGCCTGGCGCGCATCGAAAACAACCACTTCACCCTGGGCACCGGCGTGGCCACGCAGCCGCAAGGCATCGCCAACGCTACCGTGGGCCTCACCATCGGCCACACGCAAGCCACGGGTGGCGCCACGGGCTACACCTACCCCGGCCTCGTCACGCTGCAGCACAGCGTCGATCCGGCGTACCGCCGCATGCCCAACTGCGTGTGGATGATGTCCGACACGGCGCTGCGCCAGGTGCGGCTCATCGTCGACACGCAAAACCGCCCGATCTTCGTGCCCGGCTACACCATCGGCAACGACGCTGTCGGCGCCGCCCCCGACACGATCATGGGCCACCGCCTCGTCATCAACCAAGACATGCCCGTGCCCGCAGCCAACGCGCGCTCCGTGGCGTTCGGCGACTTCTCCAAGTACTTCATCCGTGAAGTGCAGGGAATCCAGGTCGTGCGGCTGAACGAGCGCTTCGCCGATGCGCTGCAGGTTGCCTTCTTCGGCTACCAGCGCGTTGACGGCCGCATCCTGGACGCGGGCACCAACCCCATCCGCCTGCTGCAAAACAGCGCCACCTGACCCGCCGCGCCATCGCGTGCACCAACGCGCCCATCGCGGCGCCGTTGGTGCCTCGTAAAGCGCGCAACAAAGTCAACGAGGGCCTATGAGCATCCAGCCCAACAACAACCAAACCACGCCCAGAGTCATCAATCACGGCGACGGCACCCACTCTGAAGTGGCTTTGCTGGCCGGCACGCGCGAGTACGCCGTGGCCGCCAAAGTGCGGCTGAACATCGCCGCCGCCACCGTAAACATCGAGCTGCCGCCGCTGTCCAGCGTGCGTGAGATCTACGTGCTCGGCTCGGCGCGCTGTTTCTTTCGCACGGGCGACAACAACGTGACGGCCAGCGCCGCCACCGCGCACCCGCTGCCTGCCGACGAGCGCTTTCACCTGCGCGTGCCGGCCGGCCACACGCACATCGCGGTTGTCCGCGATGCGGCCGATGGCGTGCTTGACGTGGTGCCGGTGGCCTGATGTTCGGCGTAGGCAACACCGGCCGGCTGAGCGTGGGCTCGGTGCGGCGCCGCGCCGCACTGCCGGCGCTGCCGCCGCTTGACCTGATCACGGCTCCGTCTGCGGGTGCGTGGTCGGTGTCGCGGCTCTTGCGCACGGCTTACAACGGCCCGGCCCTGCGCCTGCGGCGCGACGTTGACAACGTAGAGCGCGACGTGTTCCAGGCTGCCGGCTTGGTGCAGCCCGACGCGCTGCTGGGCGTCTGTGGCACCAATCACCTGCCCAACAGCGAAACCATCACAGCGGCGGCGGGATGGACCCCTACGGGGTTGGTGACAAGCCAGATCGGCACTGCTGGCGCGGATGCCGTGTGGGACCTGCGCGAAGACACGGCCAACAACCGCCACCGCATCGCGTCGCCCTTGCTCACTGCGACGGCCGGTCAGGCGGCGCGGTTTGTGTTCGAAGCTCGCGCAGCGGGTGCGCCGTTTGTGCAGCTCCTGTGCAACGCGGCGCTCACCCCCGCACGGACAAACATCAACCTGCTAACCGGCGAAATCGTCAACAGCCTGCCAATAGCGCCGACGATCACCATGCTGCCAGACGGCTGGGTGCGCGTGGATGCCTCGTTTACGGTTGCAACGGGCAATGGCGCGGTGCTGGTGCAGCTTATCCAGTCGATGAGTGATCCGCGAGACCCAGCTTCGTATGTCGGCAACCCGGCGCGCGGCGTGGAGCTGCGCCGCATCCAGGTGCAGTTTGTCACCACGCCGCCGGGCTACTGCCCTACGTTTGGCACTGCCGTTACGGCAGTGAGTTCGGGTTTTGTGGTCACCGAATATGACCAAAGCGGCAACGGCCGCAACGTAACTCAGGCCACGGCACTCAATCAAATAAGGCTTGTCAATGCGGGCGTGCTCGACACGCGCAACAGCCGCCCTGCGCCTGTGTTTGCGGGCAACCAGTGGTTAGAGCGGAGCGAGCCCGACTTTCTCTACGCCCCCGGCGCCGCCACTGTGTGCGCGGTGGTGGCAGGCCCCGCCCAGGTTGACATGCGTATTGTGGCGCATGGGTCTACCGTCAACACTGCCCCGATATACGCGCCAACGCAAACCGCCAGCCCTACAACTACGGCGCTTTCCTCGTTTTTGCGAAACGATGCAGGCAATTCGCCAATTATTCCAAACGGCGCGCAGCAAATTCCCGGCGCGTTTGACGACACGCTTCGTGTGATGAGCACCATTGACACGGGTACGCAGTTCCGGCACGCGGTCAATGGGGCGCTTGGCACGAATATCTCGTACACGCGCATCGGCGTTTTAACCCTCAACCGGTTTGCCATTGGCGCCCTGGCCCGCGGCTCAGTCACCAACATCTTTACCGGCACCGTGCCCGAGGTCATCGTGTTCGCGTCCGCCCTGTCCGCCGCCGACCGCCAGACCTTGGAGCGCAACCAGGGCGCGCATTACGGCATCACTGTCGCTTAACTCACCGAGAGGAATCACCCATGCCTCGCAACTACGACACCACGCTCGGCCTGCCGTACCCGCGGGTCACGCGCATCGTCATCGAGTATCCAGAGTCTGGCCACCCTGTCGTCGAGTACGTGGAGCGCACGGCCATCGTCGACGCGGCCGGCTCCGTGCGCCTGCTCGATGGTGGCGGCCAGCAGGTCCGCATGCAGATGCCCCCGCCGCTGCAGCCTGTGCAACGCGTCAACCCGGCCACGGGCGCAGTGATGCCCGGCACCACGTCGTCGCGCGAGCTGCTGCTGGGTATGACCGCGCTCATCCGCCGCGATCAACTGCTGCGCGACGGCGAGATCAACCCCCTGGCCCCGGCCGAGCCTGCACCCGCTCCCGCACCGGCACCCGCCGAGCCGCCGGCCCCGCCACCAGCCGAGGGCTGATCGTGCTGGTCGCCCACTACATCGGCGCCCACAAGGGCGACACGCTGCTCACTCGCCTGGGCTGGGCCGTGGTGCGCCTGGTGCAGCGCGGCCCGTGGCGCCGCGTCACGCACGTCGAGGCGATCCACGAAGAGCACGACGACGGCACCGTGACGATTGCCAGCAGCAGCCTGCGCGACGGCGGCGTGCGTGACAAGCGCGTGCGGCTCACCCCGGGCCACTGGCTCATCGTCGACGTGCCGCAGTGGAGCGTGCGCGACAGCCTGCGCCTGCTGGCCGTGACCTATGGCGATGGGTACGACGTGTCCGGCGCGGGCGCCACGGTGCTGCCCCTCCGGCACCGCGAGGGCCGATGGTTCTGCACCGAGTGGGTGGCGCACCCGTACCTAAAGGCCTCGCACCTGTTCGGCCCGGCGCAGCTCGCCGCCATCACCTTGTCGCTCGGCGAGGACGTGACCGAGCGGTTCTTCGCCGCGCGTGCCTGACATGCCCACCACCCTGCGCCCACTCAACCCGCCCACGGCGCTGCCGGTCAGCCTGGCCACGGCCAAGCTGCACTGCAAGGTCGAACACAGCGCTGACGACGCGCTCATCACCTCCATGATCCGCGCCGCCGCCCGCTCGGCCGAGCAGCAGCTCAATCGCGCGCTCATGGCGCAAGAGTGGCTGTGCAGCCTGGACGAGTTCCCCACCGCCGGCATCGTGCTGGGCAAGCCGCGCGTGCTCAGCATCGCCAGCATCACCTACACCAACCCCGCGGGCGCTGATATCACGCTGCCCAGCAGCGCCTACACGCTGGATGCCGACGCACTGCCCGGCCTGGTGCTGCCCGCGCTGGGCACCACGTGGCCGGCCACCCGCGCCCAGCCCAACGCCGTGCGCGTGACGTTCACCGCCGGCTACGGCACCGATGCCGCCGCCGTGCCCGAAGACGTGGCCGTGTGGCTCCTGCTCCAGGTGGCCACGCTCTACCGCAACCGCGAGGCCTTTGCCCAGGGCGTGAGCGTGGCCGAGCTGCCCGGCCGCTTTGCCGACGGCCTGCTCGATGCGCAGAGGCTCTACTGGTGAGCCTGCCCGCACTCAACGCTGGCGCGCTCGATCAGCGCGTCACCATCCAGGCCCGCACCGTGGGGCAAGACGAGCGCGGCCAGGCGCGCGACACGTGGGTGGACGTGGCCACCGTCTGGGCGCGCGTGGCGCCGCGCCGCGGGCGCGACTTCTTTGCCGCCGCGCAAGACCAAGCCACCTTCGACTGCACCGTGTGGCTGCGCTACCGCACCGACATCACCGCCGCGCACCGCCTGCTGTGGCGCGGCCAGCCGCTCAGCATTGAGGGCCAGCCCGTCGACGTGGCCGGTGCCGGCGTCATGCTCGAGCTGATGTGCGTGCAGGGTGTGCGCGCGGGGGCCGCCGGATGAAGGCCACCGTCACCGGCATTCCCGATCTCAAGGCCGCGCTGGCCAACGTGAGCGCGCAGCTCAAGCGCCGCGTGCTGCGCAACGCCCTGGCGGCCGGCGCCCGCGTGGTGCGCGACGATGCCCGCTCCCGCGCGCCCGTCATCAACGCCGCCGCCGCACCGGTGCGGCGCGGCGTGCGCAAGCCCGGCACCGTGCGCCAGGCCATCGTGGTGCGCACCAGCAAGCAGGCGCGGCGTGAGGGCAACGTGGGCGTCTTCGTCAACGTGCGCCCGGCCAAGCGCGGCGCCCGCGGCGCCAAGAACCCGAACGATCCGTTCTACTGGCGCTGGCTGGAGTTCGGCACCAAGTTCATGCAGCCCAGGGGCTTTTTGCAGCGCGCTGCCGACCGCCTGCCGCAGGCGCTGCAGGTGTTTATCGCGCAGGCCGGCCGGCAGATCGACAAACTCAACCGCCCAGGCGGCGGGGGCAAGTCATGAGCGCCGAACTGGAGTTCCGCAACCTCCTCACCAGCCACCCGGGTCTGACCGCGCTGGTGGGCACGCGCGTCTCCGAGGCGGCCGTGCCCGAGGGCGCGGCGCTGCCCTATGTGGCGTTCAGCTCCCGGCACGACATCACGCACAACCTGCTCAGCGAGGTCATGTCTGACCAAGTGCAGTTCACGGTGCAGTGCTGGGCCGAAAGCTCCAGCGCCGCCGCCGCGGTGGCTGCCCAGGTGATGCTGGCCGTGGCCGGTGCCAACGTGCAGCGCGGCGCCGTGGTGCTGAGCACCGAAACCGCGTACGACCCCGAACTGCGGCTCGATGCCGCCATCCTCACCGTCGAGTGGTGGGCGCTGTAGCGCCGCCGCACCCACCCCGCAGCCCAACCCACAGCGGCCCGCCCGGCACCCAGCCGGCGCGGGCCGCGCCGCTTTCATCAACCGCCGGCCGCGCCGGCAACGCTAGAGGAGCATCTCATGCCCAACATCCGAGGGCGCGGCATCCGCGTCGAGATCGGCGCCACCTTCGGCACCGCCAAGATCGTGACGGCCGTCACCAAGGCAAGCACCGGCGTGGCCACGAGCACCGCGCACGCCATGACGAACAACACCGTCGGCTACTTCCAAAACGTGGTCGGCATGGTGCAACTGGAGCGACAAGCCTGCCGGCTGAAAAACGTCACTGCCAACGCTTTCGATCTCCAAGGCCTCAACACCACGCCCTTCACCGACTTCGTCTCGGGCGAGTTCATCAACGTGCTCACGTGGCAGACGCTGGCCGAATCCACCAACTACGAGCTCGGCGGCGGCACGGCCGAGCGGCTGAACGCCACGCGCCTGATCGACGTGATCGCGCAAGAGGAGCTCGGCAACCTGCCCGCAGACACGCTGAGCATCGGCGTGCTGGCGCAAGACACCCCGCCCGCGGCCATGCTGCTGCTGGACAACGCGGCGCAGACGCAGGGCTTTGTGGTGGTGCGCATCACGCTGGCCAACGGTGCCGTGCGCGTGTGCACCGCCGAGCCCGGCCTGCCGGGTGAAAGCGTGCAGCAGGGCCAGCTCGCCACCGGCAACATCGAGTTCGCCGTCAAGGGCCTGGTGCTCAGGCTGGCGCCCTGAACGTGAGCGCCACCGCAAAGCCCCCAGGCGCCTTTGACCCTGCCGACTACGTGGTGCGGCGCCTGCGCGAGCAGCGCCTGCGCTGGGTTGACGTCGGCCAGGGTCGCCAAGTGCAAGTGCTGATGCTGCGCGAGACCGAGATGATCCGCCTGCGCCGCGACCCGCTGGTCGACATCGTGGTCGAGCAGGTCGTTGACTGGCGCGGCTTCAGCGAGGCCGCCCTCTTCGGCGCGCACGACGGCCCCAGCGACCCGCTGCCCTTCAGCCCCGCCGTCTGGGACGCCGTGGCGCGCGACAGCATCGAAATCGTCAGCCTCGTGGGCGACGTGCTGGTGCAGCACGCCACCCAGCAGATGGAGCAGAGGGCCGCCGCAAAAAAAGCCTGATCGCCCTCCTCGACGAACGGGCCGATGAAGACGGCGCCGAAGTGGAGGGCGCGGAGCTGCAGCAGCCCGACGCCGACGAAGCCACCGCCATCGCCGTGTTCCACGCGCTCAAAACCGGCCAGGGCGGCATTGACTGGGCGGGCCTGCCCACGATGTTGGAGTGGTTCGGCGTGTCTGACGTGGCCGGCCTGCTGCAGCGCCTGATCGTCATCAAGACCTACCGCAAACCCGCCGAGCGCAACGACGAATGAGGCACACCACACCATGAGCAAGGGCCTCGCCACCCTGAGCATCAACCTCGAGGCGCGTCTGGCCGATCTGCAGGCCGGCTTCGACAAGGCCGCCCGCCTGGCCGAGAAAAACGCGTCTGAGGTCGAAGCGCGGTACAACCGGCTGGCCAGTGCGGCTGCCGGCGTGGGCGCGGCCATCGCCGCGGCGTTCTCGACGACGGTGCTGGTGCAGTTCGCCCGCGCCACCGTCAACGGCCTGGACGCCCTCAACGACCTGTCCGACGCCACCGGCGCCAGCATCGAGAACCTCTCGGCGCTGGAGGACATCGCCGCCCGCACCGGCACCACGTTCGACACCGTGGGCTCGGCCCTGGTGCGCTTCAACGCCGAGCTGGCCGGCGCAACGCAGGGCAGCCAAACCGCCGAGATCCTGCGCCGCATCGGCCTGAGCGCCGAAGAGCTGCGCCAGCAAGACCCCGCCGAGGCCCTGCGCCGCACCGCCGTAGCGCTGGCCGAGTTCGCCGACGACGGCGACAAAGCCCGGGCCGTGCAGGCGCTGTTCGGCAAGAGCGTGCGCGAGGTGGCGCCGCTGCTCAAGGACCTGGCCGCGGCCGGGCAGTTGAACGCCACCGTTACCACCGAGCAAGCCAAGGCCGCGGAGCGCTTCAACCTGCAGTTGGCAGCCTTCAACAAGAACGCCATCGACGCTGGTCGCGCCATCGCTGGCGAGCTGCTGGGTCCGCTGAACCAGGTGCTGGAGCGGCTGAACGCTGCGCGGCAGCTGGGGCTGCTCTCAAGCGCTGGGCCGTGGCTCGAAGTGTTCAAGGGAAACACCTTCCTTGACGCCGCCGAAGGCGCAGCGTTCTACGCCCGCGAGTTGGAAAACCTGCAGCGGCAGTTTGCGAACGTGGCCAGCACGGAAGCGGGCCGTTCGCGCACCGGACTGCTGGGCGACTTGGCCAAAGACATCGAACAGGCGGCGCGCCTGCGTGACTTCTACCGCCTGTTCGCGAAGCAAGACCTGCCACAGGCCAGCTACAGCAATGAAGGCCGCCCGCGCGGCATCGGCGATTTGCCAGACCCCACGCGCCCCGCCAAACCCGCCGCCCAGCCCTCCGCCGAGCTCTTCGGCCCGCTGCTCGATCCCGTCACCGAGGCCGCCCTCAAGCGGCTGGAGAGCACCGACACCGCCCGCATCGCCGCGCTGAGCGCCGAGCTTGAGCGCCTCATCGCCATCGGCGGCGACACGTCCACCGGCAGGCAGGGCGAGGCCTTGCGCGCGGTGCGTGAAGAGCTTGCCAAGCTCGACCCCGAGCAAGCCAAAGCGGCAGCCAGCCGCGCCCGCCTGAACCAGCTGCTGGCCGAAACGCCCACCGGCCGGCTCAACACCGTGCTGGCCGACATCGAGCTGCTCAACGCCGAGTTCGCAAAGAGCCCCGAGCTCGTGGAGCAGTGGGCCGAGGCCGTGCGCAGCGTGACGGCCCGCCTGCCGCGCGACACCGAGCAAGCCCTTGACGAGCTGAGCGAGTTCACCAAGCAGTTCCAGCGCAACGTGCAAGACGTGCTCGGCGACAACATTGCCAGCGTCCTGAAAGGCGACTTCGACAGCATCGAAGACGCCTGGAAGACCATGCTCCTGAACATGGCCGCGCAAGCCGCCGCCGCCGAGCTGGCCAAGGGCCTGTTCGGCGCTGACGGCCGCGGCGGCTGGCTCGCCAGCCTGCCCAGCATCCTGGGCTTCGCCAAGGGCGGCGTCTTCAGCCAGGGCCAGCCCGTCACGGCCTTCGCCGACGGCGGCGTGCTCACCCGCCCCACGTTCTTTGGCATGGGCGGCGGCCGCATGGGCGTGGCCGGCGAGGCCGGCGCCGAGGGCATCCTGCCCCTGCGCCGCGGCCGCGGTGGAAAGCTCGGCGTCGAGGCCTACGGCGGCGGCGGCAGCAATCTCACGATCAACGTGGCCGCGGGCATGACACGCGGCGAGACCGTGGCCGCCATCCAACTTGCCATGCAGCAGGTTGAGGGCAGCGTGTTGACCAAACTCCGAGACGCCCGGGTGCTCTGACCATGCCCACCATCGACTGGCCCGAGGCCCTCATCCCCCAAAGCGCGCAGCTCACCCTGCGCAAGGCCGGCGCGCAGTTTGCCAGCCCGTTCAACGGCACATTGCAGGCGCTGGACTTCATCGCCGAGCGCTGGACGCTCAGCGCCAGCCTGGCGCAGATGGCGGCGCGCAACCCCCGCGGGGTGGATGCGTTCTGCAACCTGCTGGCCGGCGGGGTGGAGCGCGTGCGCGTGTGGCCCTTCCACACCGGCGGCGTGCCGCGTGGCAGCCTGCGCGGCAACGTCACCGTGCGCGTGGCCGCCGCGCGGGGCGATACCGTGCTCAGGGTGCAGGGCGCCACGTCCAACGCGGGCGGCGCACCCACCCTGCGCGCGGGCGACTTTCTCGGCTGCGCCGGCCAGCTCTTCCAAGTGGCGGCCGACTTCGCCCTGGCCGTGGGTGGCAGCGGTGACGTGCCCGTCATCAACCGCGTGCGCGGCACCATCGCCGTGGGCGCGGCCGTCACGTGGGCGCGGCCCACGTGCGAGATGGTCATGCCCGCCATGCAGGCCGGCCCCGTGCGCCGTGCAGGCGCCATCGAAAGCACCGCGCTTGACTTCGTGGAGGTGTGGTGATGCGCACCATCGCCCCCGCCGCCCAGGCCGTGCTGGCCGGCCCCGTGGTGCCCATGGCGCTGCTGCTCGATCTGGCCTTCCCCACGCCCGTGCGGCTGTGCACCGGCAGCGTGGCCATCCAGTGGGCGGGCAACCTGTACTTCGGCACCGGCACGCTCGGCGCCGTGGATGCCGTCACCGACGAGGTGCAAAGCACCCAGGGCCTGCGCTTCACGCTCAGCGGCGTGCCGCAAGACAGCATCGCCCTGGCGCTGGGCGAAACCGTGCGCGGCACCGGGTGCGTGCTGCGCCTGGTGATCCTGGACCCCACCACCCACGCCGTGCTCGATGCGCCCACCGTGTTTGCCGGCACGCTGGACACCATGGCCGTAAGCCACGGCGCTAAAGACTGCACCATCGCCGTCACCGCCAGCCACCGCGGCGACACCTACCGCCGCCCCAAACCGCTGCGCTACACCGACGGCGACCAGCAGCTGCTCCACCCCGGCGACACCAGCCTGCGCTACGTGCTCAGCCAAGCCAACGCGCAAGACGTGTGGCCCGCGGCGAGCTTCTTCCGCCAATGAGCGCCGCGCTGCCCGCCCACCGCCTGCGCGACTGGCCCGAGCGCCTGGCGGCGCTGTTCGCCGCCCGCGCCGCCGAGCCCTTTGCCTGGGGCCGGCACGACTGCTGCCTCTTCGCGGCCGATGCCGTGCTGGCCGTAACCGGGCACGACCCCGCCGCCGATCTGCGCGGCGCCTACACCACCGCCGCCGGTGCGGCCCGCGTGCTCGAGCCCTTCGGCGGCGTGGCCGGCGTGGCCATCGCCCGCGCCGGCCGCGTGGTGCCCGTGGCGCTGGCCCAGCCCGGCGACGTAGGCCTGAGCCACCAAGACCCCGCCCGCCCCACCCTGGCCGTATGGGGCGGCGGCGCCTGGCACGCTGCCGGCGCCGTGGGCGTGGTGGTGGTGCCCACCGAAACCGTGGTGCGCGCGTGGCGCTGCACCGCAGACACCCCCGGAGCCTGAACCCGTGCCGCAAGCCGTAGCCGCGTGGATTGCCACGTACACGCTCACCGCCACGAGCGTGCTCACGTACTCGCAGATCGTCGCGCTCACCTACACCGCCTTCGCCGCGGCCACCATCACCTACGGCAACCACCAGCGCCGCAAGCAGCAGCGCGCAGCGCGCGATGCCTTCAACGCCAGCGTCGAAGACCGCTTGGTGATGACGGCCACCGCCCAGGCCGCCCGCAGCCGCGTGTACGGCCGCGTGCGCAACGTCGACGGCGTGGTCTTCAAACACACCCACGGCGCAAACAAAGAGTTCTACACCCTCGTCATCGCCCTGGCCGGCCACGAGGTAGACGCCATCGAACAGGTGTGGTTCAACGACGTGCCCGTGGCGCTTGACGCCGCCGGCTTCGTCACCACCGCGCCGTGGAACATCACCCAGTCCTTCGGCAGCACGCTGAGCATGACGGTGGCCGGCGGCGCCGGCAGCGTCACGCTGCCGCCGGGCTTTCAGAGCAGCGTGCCGCCCCAGGCGCTGCTTGAGGGCGACGAGGGCTTCAGCTACTCGGTAGGCGGCACGGTTTCAAACGGCGTGTTCAGCGTCTCGGGCGCGCTGTTCGATGGCGTGTACCGCGTCATGTTCCAAGAGGCCTACACCGAAAGCCGCGCCCGCGTGCGCCGCTACACCGGCGCCCCGGGGCAGAACCTCTACAACGACCTCACCGCGCTGGTGGGCGCCGCCGTAGGCCCGAGCGACCGGTTCGAGGGCTTTGCCGCGCTGCTCGTCACGCTGCAGTACGACCAAGACGCCTTCCCCACTGGCGTGCCCAACATCAGCGCCGTCATGCGCGGCGCCCGGGTGTTTGACCCCCGCACCAGCACCACCGCGTGGACGGAAAACCCCGCCCTCATCGCCCGCGACTGGAGCCTGCACCCCCAGGGCGGCGGCTGCGTGGCGGCCGAGATCAACGAGCCCGCCTTCATCGCCGCGGCCAACGCGTGCGATGTCTCCACCACCTTTGCGCTCGCGCAGGGCGGCCCTACCGTGCGCCCGCTGTACCAGTGCGGCATCGTCATCCCGCTCGATGCCAACCCCGACGAGGCCCTGGGCGAGCTCTGCGAGGCCATGGCCGGGCAGTGGGGCTGGGCCGGCGGGCGCCTGAGCGTGCGCGCCGGTGTGTACCGCGCCCCCGTGGCCACCGTCACCGAAGACTGGGTCACCAGCGTCGAAGCCATCCAGATCACCCCCGGCGCCAGCACCGCCGAGGCCGTCAACGTGCTGCGCCCCACCTATGCCGACCAGGGCCAGGGCTACGTGCAGACCCCCGGCCCCGAGGTGCGCGCCGCCGCCTACGTCACGGCCGACGGCCGCGAGCTGGTGCAAGAGCTGCAGCTCGGCGGCGTCACGCAGAGCGTGCACGCGCAGCACGTGTGCGGCGTGCTGCTGCGCGAGGCGCGCGAGGCCCTCACCGTGCAGCTGCCGTGCAACCTGCGCGCCTACCCGCTTGAGCTGTTCGACGTGGTGTCCGTCACCCTGCCGCGCTTTGGCTGGGCAGCCAAGCTCTTCGAGGTAGTGGCCTGGCGCTTCAGCCCGGCCGGCGGCGTGCTGCTCACCCTGCGCGAAACCGCCGCCGCCAACTACACCGTGGCGCCCGAGTTCGACGTGCTGACCGCCAGCCCGAACACCGGCTTGGCCCGGCCCGAGGCGCCGCCCGCCATCACCGGGCTGGCGGCCACCAGCGGCGGCGTGGCGCAGATCGACGGCAGCAGCCTCGCGCGCATCCGCGTCACCTGGGATCCGGTTGCCAGCGAGGCCGTGCGCCAAAGCGGCAGCATCGAGCTGCAAGTGGCCGAGGTCTACGCCGGCCTGCCTGCTGGCGACTGGCCCGCCGTGCCGCCCGCCGCCGGCCGCGCCGTGGCGGCCGACATCTTCGGCCAGCGCATCGGCCGCCTCGTGGCCATCCGCGCCCGCGCCGTCAACACACTCGGCATGCGCGGCCCGTGGGTGCAGATCACCCACCAGGTCAGCGGCCGCCGCGCCCCCGTGGTGTGGCGCCAGGCCGCAGCCCCTGCCAACGCCAGCGTGCAGGACGGCGACGAGTGGGTCGACACCGACGACGCAAACCGCCGCTACCTGCGCGCCTCCGGCGCCTGGGTAGACGTGCGCGACGCCACCATCGCCACAGCCGCCACCACAGCCACCTGGACGGGCGTGAGCAGCCGGCCGGCCAACCTGGCGGGGCTGGGGGGTGGGGAGGCGATCCTGAACGACGCCACACGTCCAGGCGCTGGCAACCAGTACCGCAACACCGACTTCGAGCTTGAGCCTGTTGGGCACACTGGCCCGCCCACGTGGTTCGCGCACTACAACAACGGCGGATACCCGGCGAGTCACCTTATCAGTGCCGGCGGCCCCATCGGCAATGCCAAGGTCTGGCGCATAACGCCCGGCGTGGATGTGTTCAACACCTGGGGATTCCTGCTGTTCGCGGATGGCTGGACGGGCTGGCGCAACCACCTATCCTACGTCTGGAGCTTCTACGCTCGCGCCCCGTCTGGCGGCAACATCGTCGGCGCTGGGTTCTTTGCAAATTGGAACCAGTGGCCAGAATCTGAGGAGTGGCTCGAAAACCCGCCGCTGTCTACGGATTGGCAGCGCTACGTGCTGCGCATCAATTTCGGGAACGAGGCCATTGACCCCAACGGGTTCGTGTCGATCACTGCCCCCCCGCGGGCCGGCGTGCCGCTGGAGTTCTCGTGCATCGCAGTTGAGCCAGGCCTTACTCCGTCTGGCTGGGCGCCGTACCAGTACGTCCACAACAACAGGCTGTACGGGCTCGGCACGGCAGGCTCGGGCACAGAAGTGGCGAACGCCGCACTGGTGCCCTCGATCAACAGTGCCGCCACCACAGCCACGTGGTCCGGCGTTTCCGGCCCCGGCCGGCCCGCCGACAACGCCACCGTAGGCGCCCCCGCCGGCACGCCCGTGGGCTCGATCCTGGCCGAGCAGGTGGAGTCGCAAACCGGTGCCACGGCCAAGGCCAATGCGGCGCAGTCGGCCGCGGAAAGCACCGCCGCCGCGCTCGCGGCACAGCGCCTGCGCAAAGACGCCGCCGACGTGCTCAGCGGCACCGTCAGCATCAGCGCCACCGCCGGCGCCGGCTTGCGCGTCGGCACCCTCACATGGGACGCCGCCGGCAACCGCACCGGCGGCTCAGGCGTGGCCGTCACCCCAGGCGGCATCGTCGGGCACAACGGCACGGAGGTTACGTTCAGCTTCAACGCCGCCACCGGCGAGGTCGCCGTAAGGGGCGACATCAGCGGGTCCAGTGGCAACTTTCTCGGCAACGTGATCGTAGGCAGTGGCGTGAGCTATACGTCGGGCACTGGCGCGTTCATCGGCGTCGACGGCGGTGTTGCCAAGTTCAGGGTGGGATCGGTCGAAGAATACGTCCGCTGGACGGGCAGCGCCTTGGAGATCAAGCAAAGGGGCGCCATCCCGACCCCGGGCAGCTTCTACGCCACCGCAAACGCGTTTGGCGGCTGGGGCGCCATCGCCGGCATTGAGTTTCGGCGCAACGGTGAGGTCTACGTGCGCCAGGGCACCACCCAAAACCTGATCACCCCGGAGCTGGCCGGCCAGTGGCACGACCCCATCGGCGCCACCGTTGGAGACTCGTTCCAACTCCGCGTCGACATCGTGTCCGGGGATGCGTACATCCAAGGTGTTGTGGTCGGCGCCTGGGCGCCCATGAACACCACGCTGCAGATCATGATGACGGCCGACCCGCCATGGAGCTTTCGTAACGGGGATTTCGCCTATCAAATCCGCCGTGCGTCGGACCAGCGCGTCGTCAGCACCGGCATGCTGTATCTAGGAGCATACGCCGAATGAGGGCGCTGCATACCGACATGGCGGTAACCCTGCCGGGTAAGCGCTGGATTGCGCACCAGTTGATCGACGAGGCCGCCGGTTGCGCCCGGCGCAAGCACATCACCGAGACGGCCGGCCAGCAAGCCGTGTACCTCATCAAGCTGCAGCAGGCCGAGCGCTATCTGGCAGCCCTGGCGGCATCGGAGCAGGCCGAGCCCGGCGCCTACATCGCCGCGGAGGCCGCAGCGCTGGGCATGTTGCCGCAGCAGCTTGCGGCCGATGTTGTGGCCACCGCCGCCGCGTGGAACGACGTGCTCGGCCCCTCAATCGAGGCCGCGCGCCGTAGCGGCAAGGTGGCTGTGAGCGAGGCGCCCACCGCCGCCGCCATCAACGACGCCCTGCACCAAGCGCTGCAGGCGCTGCGCGCCATCGGGTAACTGCCGCACCGCCATCAACCCAGCATCACCCGCAGAGTGCGCCCCACGAGGCGCCCGCACCACATCACCGTGAGGGGCCCCACATGAGGCTCGATCCAGCATCAGGAGCGCCAGCGATGGCCGACCCAGCTACCACCGCCGCCAGCGTCGCCGCCGCCGCATCCGGCATCACCATGGCCCTGCTGGGCGTGGACTACCACAGCCTGCTGTACGGCCTGATCGGCGCGCTCATCGCCGTCAGCCAGAGCCAACACACCAGCCGCTGGCGCGCCGTCGTCAGCGTGGTGCTGTCCACCGTCACCGGCGCCGTGCTGGGCACTGCCGTCGTGCAGGCGCTGGGCCTTGAGGGCCGGGCGTCACTGCTGCTGGGGTGCATCGTGGGCGGCGCGGGCGCGCAGGCCCTGGTGCTGGGCTTGGTGAGGGCGGCAGAGTCGCGCGTCTCGCGCATGGGAGACCGGCCATGAGCGTCAGCATCGACGTGCTCGATTTCTTGCTGCTGGTGCCCGCAGGCTACGTGCTGCTCGGGTGCATCTGCCGACTCAACCTGATGGAGCCCGGCAGCAGCGCCTGGGCGTGGCGGGCGGTGTACTTGGCGCTCGCCGCGTGGACAGGCCACGTAGCGGCCGACCTGGCCGCAGCCGGCGCCGTGCCCCTGCGCGACGCGCTGGGCGTGCTGGCCATGGCCCTGTACGTGCACCTCACGCGCCGCCGCTGGGCCAACGGCGTGCCCGAGGTAGCGCAGTGCAAGCGCGAGGGCGCCTGACGTGACGGCCGCCACCGCCACCGCCCGCGTCGAGATCGTCACCCAACCCGGCCAGCCGCCCGGCGTGGCCGCGGGGCTGGTCAACCAGCGGGCCATCACACCCGCCCTGGCCCTGCTGCCCGGCGCCATGGACACCCCCGAGGCCCGCGTGATGCTGCTGGCCAAGGGGCTGCAAGAGTCCCGCCTGACGGCCCGCCGCCAGCTGGTGGGCACGCCCCCGCGCCCCACCGGCCCGGCCACCGGGCTGTGGCAGTTTGAGCAGAGCGGCGGCGTGGTGGGCGTGCTGCAGCACGACGCCAGCCGCTACTGGATGCACCGCGTGTGCCACGAGCGCGGCGTGCAGCCCGTGCCCCGCGCCGTGTGGCAGGCCCTGCAGCACGACGACATCCTGGCCGCGGCGGCGGCGCGGCTGCTGCTGTTCACCGACCCCCGGCGCCTGCCGGCCCTGGGCGACGAGCTCGCGGCGTGGCAGTGCTACATCCGCACGTGGCGGCCCGGCAAGCCCCACCGCAGCACCTGGGCGGGCCTGTACGCCGTGGCGCTGGCCGAGGTGGTGCCGGCGTGA